CCCAAAGGGCGACGACCCTAAAGGTGATGACCCAAAAGGTGATGACCCAAAGGGCGACGACCCTAAAGGTGATGACCCAAAAGGTGATGACCCAAAGGGCGACGACCCTAAAGGTTCGTTTAAGTTTAATTTCAAAGAAGGTGTTTCGGTAAGTGATGAGCTTTCGGCTAAGTTTACCGATTTTATTAATTTTGAAGGGACTGAACAGGAAAAAGCGGACAAACTTACGGGTCTTTATGACGACGTTGTAGGGGCTGTTGAGAAACAGCAACGCGACGATTGGGTTCAGGTAAGGAAGGATTGGGAAAAGGAACTTAAAGAGGACAAAGAGTTTGGCGGTAAGAATTACGACGAGAATGTCCTTAAATGCAAAGCAGTTATTAAGAAATTTGCTGATTTCGATATGGCTGAGTTCCTAGACCTTACAGGGTATGGTGATAATCCTGGTTTAGCAAAAATGCTTATAAGGATTCATAAAGCTTTTAGCGAGGACAAAGTAGTTGAAGGCTTAGGTATCGGCGACGAAGAAAAAAGCGCAGCCGAGGTTTTATACCCTGACCAGGGAAAAGAGAAAAAATAAATCAAGGGGGAATTAAAGCATGACTACAATTAATGCGACAAAGTTATCGCTCAGTGATTGGGCGAGACGAATGGATGACAACAAGAAAGTAGCGAAAATTGTTGAAATCCTTAATGAGACTAATTACATTCTCGACGATATGCCGTTTGTAGAAGGTAATTTGCCTACAGGTCATAAAACGACCATTAGGTCAGGATTGCCTACAGTTGCATGGAGAATGTTAAACTACGGCGTTCAGCCTAGTAAATCAAGGACGGTACAGGTCACTGATACTATCGGTATGCTCGAAGCGTATGCAGAGGTAGATAAAGATTTGGCCGACTTAAACGGAAACACAGCCGAATTTAGGTTGTCAGAGGACAAAGCATTTTTAGAGGCTATGTCTCAGGAAATGGCGAGTACGTTATTTTATGGTAACACAGATACCGACCCTGAGAAGTTTCTAGGGCTTTCCCCTCGTTATAATAGCACTACTGCTGAAAACGGCGGTAATATTATAAACGGTGGAGGTACTGGTTCTGATAACACTTCTGTTTGGTTGATAGCGTGGGGCGAAACTACCGTACACGGTATATTCCCTAAAGGTAAAAAGACAGGATTGCATAGTCAAAACCTGGGTGAAGTAACCTTGACGGATACAGCCGGAGGTATGTACCAGGGTTACCGAACTCATTATAAATGGGATATTGGTTTGACTCTTAGGGATTGGAGATATGTAGTAAGAATTGCTAACATCGACGTATCCTTATTGCAGTCTGACGACGGTACTGTAAGTGCTGGTGCTAATCTTATTAAGTGCATGATTAAGGCGCTTCATAAAATTCCGTCAAAGAGACGAGGTAAATTAGTATTCTACGTTAACGAGACTGTAGAAACTTATCTTGACCTTCAAACTCTTAGCCAGAATAACATGAGAGTATCCTACAGGATGACTCCGCACGGTGAGGAAGTTCTTACTTTTAGAACAATACCCGTGAAACGATGCGACGCTCTGTTAGATACAGAGTCCGCAGTAAGCTAATCTAAAAAGGAGGGTATAGATTATGTTGTTAGATAAACAAAACCTTTTTAGCGACGACCAGGCGGTAACCGAGTCAGTTGCTAGTACAAACGTAATCGACCTGGGCGCGGATGATTCCAAAGTTCAAGACTTGAATGAGAGAAACGCAGAGTTACTTGTTCAGGTTACTGAGGAAGATTTTGCGGAAGGAACAAGCGTAGCTGTTTCTATACAGGAAGATGATGACGAAGACTTTGGAGACCCTACAACTCTTGTTAGTTCTGACGCTATAGCGGTTGCAAGTCTCGTCCAGGGTTATAAATTTAAGTTAGGTAGGGTTTTACCCTTGCTGAGCAAAAGGTATCTTAGAGCGTATTACACCGTTGTTGGTACACCTTCTGCCGGTAAAATAACTGCTGGTCTCCTAATTAATACTCAGACAAACGGGTAAGGGGGACATAACAGGATGCCTAATTATATTTGTGATACAGAGTGTTACTTTAGAGATAGGCGTTGGAAGCCAGGGGAACCCCTGGCTTCCAAACCTGGTGAGGTAGTACCACATCATTTTTCAGAGGTAAACGGTGGGGCTGCCAGGAGTTCTAAACAAAAACCACAGATAGAAGAACCTAAGACGCTGCTTGAGCTTCAAAATAGAGAGGCAAGAGCTATGTTGATTGGCGACGTTGATAGTGAGTCAGACCTTCTATCGTAAATTTTAACGGGAGGAAAATTTATTATGGGTATGTTTGAAAAGGTAATAGGTAAAATAGTAGAGGGGCTATGTGAAGTATTCCCAAAGGACAAAGTTATCGAGGGTGTAGATAAGGCTATTGATAAGATAGAAAACGCAGTTGAGAAAACACCTAATAAAATCGACGATATAATCGTCTTACCGGTATTGAAAAAGGTAAGAGATACATTTAATATTCCTGATAATGACGAAAACCAGGGTGATACACCAGCCGAAAATAACTAACTGTAAGGGGCTTAATTGCCCCTTATATTTTTATGGAGGGCTGTTTTTATGGCAAGTAAAGTTAAAATTTGTAATATGGCTTTAGCAAAAATACGCGGTAGAAATATACAAAGTATAGACGGTGTAAGTAGAGAGGCTAAAGAGTGTAAAAAGATTTTTGATGAAGTAAGAGACGCAGTATTAAGGGCGCATGATTGGGGTTTTGCGAGTAAGACCCAGGATTTAGCACTTACTACAGATACATTTACGGGGTGGGAGTATGTATACCAATACCCCTCGGATTGTCTTGCAGCGAGAGAAATACTTAAAGATAACTATGTAAATACCGGAACATCTTATGATATTGATACGGATAGAAATAGGAATATACCTTTTAAGCCTATTCAATTCAAAAAAGCAACCAATGAGAATAAAAACCGAGTTTATATTTTAACCAACAAAGAAGACGCAGAATTAAGATACACAGCTAGGATAACAGATACTAATTTATTTGATGCTAATTTTGTTGAGGCTTTGGCTTTTAAATTAGCGTCAGAGTTGGCGTATCCTATTAAGGCTAGTTTAAAGCTACAGCAAGCTATGTTAGGTTCATATATGGCTTTCATAGAACATGCGAGGGCTTTGGATTCTAATGAGGATGAGAAAAAGCCAGAGGTTATAAATTCATTTGTGAGGTCTAGGTATTAATGTCAAAATCAGTACCACAATTAAATTTTGTAGGCGGTGAGTGGTCACCTTCTCTTTATGGTAGGACGGATTTAGAAAAGTACGCTACCGCTGTACGGCTTATGAAAAACTTTTTTGCGCATCCTCACGGTGGGGTTTCTAATCGTGGTGGTACGCAATTTATAGCTAATGCGAAAAGTAACAGCGGTGTAGTAAGATTAATACCTTTTCAATTTTCGGTAGTTCAGGCGTATGAGCTTGAGTTTAGCGACCAGTGTATGCGTGTTATTATGGACGGTGCGCTTGTTATAGAGTCCGCAGGGGCGGGTACTGATATTGTAAAGTCTGGTACTTATAAATGGACTGCATCAGGGAGTGGTACAAACGAATATTATCTTGAGCTTGACGCTGGTGGTGGCCCAGGACTTGATGAACCTGAATACGTTTATGAAGACGTAGGGGGTGCGGATACTACTATGTCAGAGGGTACTTTAGGGTCTTTGGCTGCGGGAGAATACGCATACGGGGATAACGATAGTTTAGGTTACAGTACAATTTATGTACGGCTTTCCGATAATAGTGACCCTGATTCAAAAGCTGACGGATACCTTGAAGCTGGTTATATATTTGAATTGGCGTTACCTTACGACGAGGCTGATTTACCTCTTGTTAAGTTTACACAGAGTTTTGATACTTTGTATTTGACACATCCGTCGTATCAGCAACGTAAAATCACAAGAACTGCACATGATATATGGACTATAAGCGTTGTTACTATAGGCGCTGGTATCGCAGCGCCGGCAAGCCCGTCTATGGGTGGTACGGGTAATAACTATGTGGTTACTGCGGTTAATGCGTTGGGCGAAGAGTCTGTGGCTTCTGTAGCGGAAGAGGGCGCTCCTACTAATACTTTGACTTGGACTGTTGTATCCGGTGCGATATATTACAATGTTTATAAAGACTGGTTTTTGTGTGGAGTATATGGCTTTATAGGTCAAGCCTCAACAAACAGTTTTACGGAAGCTTCGAGTATTACCCCTGATTATACTAAAGTACCTCCACAAAATAATAACCCTTTTAGCGGGGCTGGTAACTACCCAGGTGTAGGGGAATTTTTTGAACAGCGTCTTGTGTACGCCAGACCTAATAATGCGCCTCAAACTTTTTTTGGGTCGGTCATAGCAGCGTTTGACAATTTTAATATATCTATTCCTAATAAAGACGATGACTCTTACGAATTTACTCTTAACGCTGAACAGGTTAATGAGGTACGTTGGATTATACCTTTAGAGGATTTAATACTTCTTACTTCAAGTGGTGAGTGGAGGGTGCGACCAGGGTCAGGGGATAGTTCTATAACGCAGACAAGTGTAGACGCTAAACGTCAAAGTCAATGGGGCTGTGCTAATGTAAGACCTCTTAAAATTGGTAATAAAGTTTTATTTATTGAGACATCAGGTAACGTTATACGTGACTTAGGGTATAGTTACGATTCCGATGACTATACGGGTGAAAACCTTTGTATATTTGCTGAACATTTATTTAGGGATTATAATATAGTCGAATGGTGTTATCAGCAAAATCCAGATTCTATTATATGGGCTGTCAGAAACGACGGGACATTATTAGGATTGACATATTTTAAAGAACAACAAATTTGGGGCTGGCATAGACACGAAACAAACGGTAAGTTTAAATCCATATCTTGTATAAGAACAGCGGGGGGCGTTGATGAGGTTTACGTCGTTGTTGAACGTGAGATAAACGGGTCTACCGTTAAGCATATAGAAAAATTTATGCCAAGACTTTCAGTGAGGGATGATTATGTTACAGACGTTAAAGATTCGTACTTTGTTGATGACGGACTTTCTCTCGATGACCCTTACGACATTAGTAATGTTTCACAAGCTGACCCTTGTGTCCTTACTGTTGTCGGGCATCCTTATAGCAACGGTGATTATGTAGATATAGTCGAAGTCGAGGGAATGACAGAAATTAATAATTTAAGATTTAAGGTTGCTAATGCAGCCGGAAATAATTTCTCGCTACAAGACCAGGACGGTAACGATATTGATAGTTCTGAATTTACTGCGTATTCCCAGGGTGGAAAGGTTAGAAAAGCCTATCTTACTTTGGCAGGATTAGACCATTTAGAGGGTGAAACTGTAAAGATACTCGCTGACGGTAACGTGGTAAGTGGCAAGGTAGTAACCGGAGGGTCTATCACATTAAATACAAGAGCGTCGAGAGTACATGTAGGTCTTGGTTATACCTCTGATATTGAAACTCTTGATTTTGAATATGCTACTGAGGGCGACGATACGGTGCAAGATAAAGAACGTACTATACCTTCTGTGGCTGTTCGGGTCAGAGATACCAGGGCGATACAGATAGGCACATGTGAGGATGATTTATACGAGGTATGGTTTAGAGAAAATGAAGACTACGACCAACCTACGGAACTATTTTCCGGTATAAAAGAGGTTTCAATAGATAACGGCGATTCAAAAGAAGGGCGTTTATTTGTTAGGAATACCGACCCTTTACCGTTGACTATATTAACATTAACACCGAGGTTAGTAGATGAAGAGGAAGATTGATTTAGTAAATGCTGAACAGGAACACATTGATTACCTAAAAGGTAAGCTCCGTACTTCTGATGTGTCCTTCGCTGTTAAGTATAGCGGTGGGGACGTAAACAGCCTGTTACAAACACGTTTTGACGGTTCAATTTTGTCATGGGTTGTTTTATTAGACGACGTTCCTTTTATATGTTTCGGTGTGGAAAGTTACTCAAAACTTAACGTAACAGGTTTTACTTGGATGGTTGCTACCGACGTTATATACGATAATAGATTAAGTGTAGCACGTGGTAGTATAAAAGTTCTGCAAGCGCTTAAATCTAAGTTTGATAAGTTGGTCGGGTTGGTAGACGAAAATGATAAAATATCTTTAGCCTGGCATAAATGGCTTGGTTTTAAGATTCAAGATAAAAAAATTATTGGTGTTCAAAATACCGTATACAGGTATGCAGTATTAGGGGGTTAGGATATGGGTATAGAGGTAGCATTAGGAATAGGGGCTATAGCGTCAACCGCGATAGGTACAGGGGTAAAGGCTTATGCTGCTAAAAAACAGGCTGATGCTCAAAAAGAGGCAGCCCTATACAAAGCAGACCAGTATTACAGAAATTCGATTTTAGCGGAAGAACAGGCTGATAAGGCAGAACGTTTAGCGTCGTTGTCTGTAAGAGCCGGATATAAAGAAGAAAATAAATTTAGACAAGCTATTGAAGAAATGCGAGGGTCTCAGAAATCGGCATATGCAGCTTCCGGCGTTTCGGTATCTTCTGGTTCTGCATTAGAGACTATGATTGATACAAGACGTCAGGGCGAGGATGACGCACTTACAATACGATATAATGCTAAGTTACAATCCGAGGAATACCAGGACGTAGCTAAAGGGTATAGGACTCAAGCAGAAGAGTACAGAAATGCTGCTAAATTTTTGAAGGAAAAAGAGTATGACCCAGGGTTACAGATAGGTTCTACTGTGTTGACAGGGGCTAACCAATTAACTCAGCAATATTTTAATTTAAGTTCACAGGGGGTATTCTAATATGCCTAAAGTACCTGTTTTAAGAAATCAAGTTAAGCAACAAGTTGGTGGTGGACGTGGTGTATCTGAAAGGCATAATATAAATGTTACCGCCGATGATTTTGGAGGGCAGCAAGCCAGAGACCTTTCAAATTTTGGTAGTGCTTTAAGCGAAACAGCAAATACCTTAGCCCGTGTAGCGGTAACTCAGTCTAAAGCTTTTGTAAGGGATGAGGTACGTAAAGGTGATGAGCATTTACTAAATTTGAAACAAGATTTTATGTCCCGTAAAGGTAAGGACGTTATGGGTCTTACAACTAATTTTCAGAGCGAGGTAAATAAATACCGTAACGAAATAACCAAAGAAATGAAAAAGAACCAAAAAGAAATGTTTGCAGCGTCTTTTGATTCTACTGCTAAACGATATGCTGAGGAACTTAGTAGGTATGAATATAAAGCTACTTTGGATTACGATAATGCGACAAAAGACGCACAGAATAACACCGCTATAAAAAAAGCTATATCAAGTTATGATAATCCTAATCTTGTTAAAGAGGCAGAATTAGATATAGAAAATAATGTACGCAGTCAGTATTCTGTTTTTGGTAAGGATATAGAAGATGCTAAAGTTTCTGAGGCTGTTAACAACCTACATAGCAATATTGCGGAGGCTGTAGCTTCCGTGTCTCCTAATAAAGCAATCAAGTATATGAATGATAATTGGGATAAATTTGACCCTAGAACACGCGATAAAATGAAAAAGACTATAGAAAAGATGAGTGTGCAAGAAGACTCTGAGGAAATGGCTAATTATCTCGCTGCTAGTGGTATGCCTATAGATAAGCAATTAGAGTCCGTTAATAAAATTAAAGACCCTGAAAAACAGGCTCTTACAAGAAAACTTGTTAATCAAAAAGAAAAAGATAAGAATGACGCTGATGAGCTATACGCAAGGGAAGTTTTTGAGGCTGAGTTTGATAAATGCGCAAAAGACCCTGAAAATTATAAAATCCCTTATTCTTTACCAGCTAAACAGCAATCACAGTTATATAACTGGAAAAGGAAACTTATAGATGACGCTAAAGCAGATAAAGGCATAGGTAAGAAAATAAAAACGGATATGAAACTTTGGCTTGAACTTACTAATTTGCCAAAGTCTGAACTGGTTAAGATAAATCTTAAAGAGGATAAGTATTTAAGTAGGATAAGTCCCGCTGATATAAAACAGTTATCAAAAATGCAAAGGGACTCAAGAGCTTTTACCGAGGTTCAATCTTTAAGTTCCGTCATTAACCAGGTAGTTAAGAGCGCAGTTGATAAAGATGATATAGACGGCGCTTTATATTTAAGACAGAAATTTGAGGAAGAGGTAAATAACCTTCCTCCTGAAAAACGTAAATCTATAACTGAGCTTAATAAGATTAAAGATACTATGTTTATGGAAATGGATGTAAACGGCGATTTTTGGGATACCCCTTATTGGAAGATGAAACAGCAAGGTAAAACCGGAAAACCTGATGACAGGCCGGTTGGGTTACCGGACGGTGCGGAGTGGGTTGATTACACCGTAGACGGTAAAAACATAAGAGGTTATATAAATGTAAATGATAAAGGTGAAAAGCTTTTATATGCGCCGGAGGGCGGGGGAGCTTGGGGTATTTACCGGTTTAAGACTCCTGATAAAAAGGTTGTTACCGTAGAGGATAATGAGGGTGAATAATGGAACTTGAAAGAATTGATACGCTTAATAATGATACTGCTGACAAAGATACAGGTGTAAGTTTAACGCGTGTAGGTTCTCTTAACGCGCCTAAAGAAACTTTACCTAGCGACGTTGAGATACCTAATTATAAGAAACCTGAGATTGAGAATACCGTTATAGAAACCGGAGACCTTGAAAACGCTATGCGTGTTTCAAAAGGCAATTTAGAATGGTCGCTGTTAAAGACAAAAGGTATAAGTCCTGATGTAGCAGCGAAGGTTAATAAGTTAGTTAATATAACAAAAATGCCTAAAGATACTGTGCAAAGAAATGTTGCTAAAGTTGAGGGTATTGCAGAAGCTAAAAATGTTATAAATATGCTCACTGAAAGGGATGATAAAGGTAATTTTAAATACCCTTATACTTTGTCTTGGTTATCTAATCCTGAGAAAATGGAGCTTGCTAAAGACGACGTAGAGGGTCTTAGGAATATAGAGCATCATATTTTAAATAATTCGTCTTGGATTAATAAATCATGGTATCAGTTAAAACAGGGTACTAAGAGTTTGGTGAGAAGTGGATTTGCTGGTATACAGGCTACCCAGGAACTTATTAATGACTCAATAAAAGAAGACGGGGTATTGATAAAAGGTATGTTAAGTTCTCCGGTATTGAGACCTCTTGCTATGGTGCAATTAGCATTAGGAGAGGAAAACAGGCAAGGAATGATAGACTCATATAAGGATGCTCGTAAAAGTGATTTATTACGCCCTGGAAAGGCATTAGATGAGACAGGGTTTAGTAAATATGCTTATGATTTTGTTGAAATGCTACCACAGTTAGCAGGGACTATAGGGTCTGCGGGTTTGGGTGGTACTTTAGCCGGTGGTACTTTTATAGGTAGTTATATTTTCGGTACAACATACGGAGAGTTAAGCGACCAGGAGGTTACACCCGAACGTGCTGCTACCGCTGCTTTTGCTAATGCTACAATCCAGGGTGCATTAGAGCTTATACCATTATCAAAGTTAATGAGTGCTTTTAAAACAACAGGTACTAAAAATATAATAAAATCTTTTTTAGGGGCAGCTTTAGCAGAAGGGGGGACTGAGTTTTTACAGTCTTTCCCCGAAGAGGCTACTCGGATATGGGGTCTCGCTGAAAAAGAAGGTAAAGATATAAATGAGCAAGTAAACCTATTCGTAGAGCGTTTACCACAAACAGCTATACAGGGTCTATATGAGGGGTTACTTGTTGCTCCTGTTGCTTTGTTTGGTGCTACAGGGACTATAGCTAGTAACTATATAGCTGAGCGAAAACTTGCTAAAGATATTGAAACACAAAAAGCTTTAGAGGCTGAGGTTTCAAAACTTAATATTAAGAATAGAGTGCCGGAACAGGCTGAGGAATTTGTAGATAAAGCTTTAAAGAACAGCGAAGTATCAGACACTATCTATATACCTTTAGACTCTGTAAAAGCTTTTTTCCAAGATGACATGGAAGCCTTTAATAAGTTTGTTGATGATTTAGAATTACAGCAAGATATAGAACAATCCTATACTACTGGTGAGGATATACCGGTTAATAGGGCAAGGTGGACTACTTACTATAGTGATAGCGATATAGCAAAAGCTATATCAGATGATATTCGATACAGTTCTGACGGTATAACCGTTAACGAACAAAAAACTTTGGAAGAGGATACGAAAAAGACTCTTGAGGAAGCCCAGGAGCTTTACAGACAGGAACAGGAACAAAATATACTACCTAAACAGGCACAGGATATGCGCAATGTTTTAATAGCTCCTAAAAAGTTAGGGGGCTTCGGGCTAAAAGCTAAAGATGCTGATGCAAAGTTATCTGTGTTTATGGCTATGGCCAGACAGATAAGCCAGGAAAGCGGGGAGACTGTAGAGGAATGGTTTAATAGGGTTAATCCTGTTCTTAAAGTTGGTAGTGATGTTGTATTTACTAACGGTGAATACTTTGAACAGACGGATAAAAATGACCCTGTACGATTACCAGAGGGCATGGATGTAAATTATTCTCTTGATGAAATACAATACGGCGGTGATGAACTTTTAGCAGGACTCAGGAGTATGTATGCTCTTGAGTTAAAACTACGTGCTTATGAAGCTGCTACACCTGACAGTATGGTAGAGTTTTATAAAAAAAAAACTACCGACGAATTGGAAGTATTGACCGACGAAATATCGGAAACTGTTAAAAAATATTATGACAAATGGTTGAATGAGCATAAAAGCGGGGATACTTGGGCTGCGGAGTATTTGGACTATGACGGTGAAAAAGGGATGTACTCGAACCCTAGTGAAGCTTTTACAAATGGCGTTGTAGGCGTAGTCCAGTCCGGTAGTTGGGATATAAACGTAGAACAGGAAATATTAGACCGTATAAATGAGGAACTTGTATTAGAAGTTCCTTATGAAATAGATGAGGTTTTAAAAGAACTTGAAGACTATACAAGTGGGGATGAGATAGCGGGTTTTAAAGAACAATTAGATGAGGGCGAACTCGACGAAGATGATATACGGGACGAATTAAGAAATCGTATGATTGAAACTGAATACGATAAAATTCCTTATGAATTAACTTCTGGTAGGGAAGTAGCAGAAATGTTAGATAATGGAGGTTGGAACAGTGAAGTAGGGCAGATAGTACAAGATATTATGGAGACTGCGGGTTATGAACAGTGGCTATCAAATTTTAATGGGGAAGTAGAGGCTGCTATTGAACGTATTACCGAACAGCGTCAAGCTCTTGAGGATGCACAAAGTATAAATCAAAGGGTTGTGGCTATAGACAGGGCTTTAAATGAGACTCATGTATTTGGTACTATGGCTCAGCATATGGATTTAACTAATGACGACCTAGCAGCGTTATCAAGTATAGGGGATGATATAAAAGATATAAAGAGCTTATTAAAAAGGGGCTATAACCCTGATAAGTTTTTTCAAGATAAAATATCACAGCCCAGGGGTGCTGTATTTTTTACTGACGCTGAAACTGTAATACACTTATTTACAAAGTCAGCAAAAACGAAAGAAGCTAATATGTCTACCTTCTTACATGAAACTGCTCATATATTTATGCGTGATATAGAACGCATTATAAATGTTGGTGGAGGTAGTGAACAATTACAAACAGACTTTAATACTCTTAAAGAATTTGCCGGAGGGACGCTTAATCGTAAAGGTCAAGAGCGTATAGCAAAAGGATTTGAGGCTTACCTTATGGAAGGTAGAGCGCCTAGTGTAGCGCTTACCAATGCTTTTAGACGTATTAGAAACTGGCTTGTAGCTATATACAAAACTATAAGAAGCCTTGATGATGTTAGGATTAATGACCAGATAAGAGGGGTATTTGATAGAGTATTAGCGTCAGAGGAAGATATTAATAAGGCTGAGGAATATTATAGAGCAAAACGTATAGCTAAATCCTTTTTTGAGGATATACCTTTAACAGAGGAACAGCGACAAAGACTTGATAATTTAAGAACGGAAGCCAGGAACAAAGCAGTAGAAATACAAACATCAAGAATATTAAGGGCGCATATTAAATCTTTAAAAGGTGGTATGCAAAGTATTGTTGATTTGGCTACAGCTCAGATAGAAGAGTTACCAATATACAAAGCTATTGATGATACTATTAATACCGGAGGATTCAGGCCGGAAGACCTGGAATATTATATATCTGCTGAGGACAGACTTAAACTAAGTCGAAAGCATAAAGGCTTAGTTGCTAAAATAGATATTAATAAACAAACGTATGACCGGTTAGTAGCAGAATACGGAGGTATAAATCCTAAGACACTTACCGAAGACGAACGTCGTATGTTTAAAGAGAATAACGCTACTCATGTTTTTCGTGAAAATGGGGCAGGGTTAGACCAGGTTGCAGAGGAACTTATAAGTGATAACTTATTAAGAGTACCTATGGAACGTAATGCGTATGATTACCTTATGGACTTAATTTTTAATAAAGAAGCCTATGATTTTGATGAGGGTTTATTCGGAGGTATATACACTCTATCTATACCTGAAATGGCTATGGAGTATGGTTACCAATCAGAAGAGGCTTTTTTAGATGCTCTTTTAGAAGCTGATACAAAAAAACAAGCTATAGATAAGAGGGTGAAAGCTATTAAAGATGAAAAGGAACAGCAAATAAGGGAGATAGTTGAAAAAGATGAGACTGTACCAGGTGAAGAGGCTTATCATAATGAAGCCCGCATGAGTTATCTGGTTGAAGAGGCTAGGGTTTTGGCTCAAAAGAGAGCTACAGAAAAAGGACAGCCTGTAAAAAGATATGTAATGAAAGCGTATA